CCCATTTTATACATATTGCGCGGCTTGCATCAAAGAGCTGTATTCCTCAAAGGAGGAAGATAATGAGTAGCGTAAACTTCTATCAAGTGACGCACGAGGGAGAGGATCTATGGTCGGGCGGGAGTGAGGGTGAAGCTATCGAGGAGTACCGCAAGGCACCCGCTGGCTCGCGCCTAATCGTGACCTTATGGGAGAGCGATGACGACGACGCTCATATTATCGGGCAGCAGATAGACCTCACCAAGCTAATAGGCGCAGTTAGAGGAGGGTGGATATGGTAAGTGATACCTACGCCTACCTTAACGGGACTGACCCCGAGTTTTGGGACGAGGGTGACTGGATTAAGTGCGATAGGTGTGGCGATAGCTACGACTATAAACAATACAAGTCTTTCACCTGTTATGACTGTGAGAACGGGGAAGAGTAATGGTTTGGATAATACTGGCAGGGCTGATAGCCTTCTTACTATATGACTGGAGCTTAGATGAACGAGATAGAGAAGAGGATTGAGCTGGCAAAGCGTCAGCTTGTATCACAACGCAACTACCGGAGGGTCCGGGATAGGGCGCTGGCTAAGTTAGCCAAGGCTCACCCTGAAGAGTATCTCCATTTACTGGAGAGAGAGAAGGAGAGCGATGAGAAAACTGGCAAGCGTTGGCTTGATATTACTGGGAGTACCGTTGGTGCTCTCCCCATTCAATCATACAAAGATGCCACCGAAGGAGCAGTTGATCCCGGTGATAGTGGAGAGAACCAAAGCTACTATGGAGGAGAAGAATGAGAACCGAAGAATCGCAAGGAGATTTAGTCGTGCTCTCGGATATTCGGGAAAGGAAGTTGCGTGCCTTATCACCCTATGGACCCGTGAAAGCAGGTTTGACCACCTGGCCAAGAACCAGCAAGGAAGTTCAGCTTATGGAATTGCTCAACTCCTTAGAGAGAGAAGTCGAGAACCTGAACTGCAAATCCTTCACGGCCTACGCTACCTTGATGCTCGCTACGGAAAATCTGCGTGCCGCGGTCTACGACACTCTGACAGATTCGGCTGGTACTGATACAGATATGCTATAGTTTGAGGGCATTGCCCTCCTAAGTGAACGACCCTGCCAGAGTTACCCTCTTTCGCTGGCGGGGTTGTTTACTTTCTGCGTATCCACACCTGAGTATTCTTAGCGAGCAACTCATACTCACCCTGATGACGGTGGAGGAAGAGGTCAATACCTACCTGCGGTGCAAGGCGTGGATCACCTGACTCGTGACCCCAAGTGTAATCGTCGAAGGCCATAATGCCACCGGACTTAAGCAGTGGCCACGATAGTTCAGCATCAAGCAGCACGCCTACGGTGGTGTGGTCTGCATCTACATATATGAAGTCAAAGATAGCATCTCTATTAGGACGATTAAGAAAGTCCATAGTAGTAGAAGTAACACGCAACACTTGACGGTAATGATCTGTCTTCTGACGGTAGGTATCATAGACGCTAACGAAATCCATATCCTTATGCGCTGGCTCATCACTGCCACGCCAAGTATCAACATCAGTAAGGTAACAGTAGGTACCGGTAAGAACATTGTCACACATCCATACACTAGCATCACCAGTAAAGGCGCCGAGTTGTAAGAAGCGAAGCTTAGGTGTACCAGCTAGTGGTGTAAGGAACTGCTCGAAGTTATGCTGAGCAGACTGAGCAAACCAGTTAGGATAGTCAGTCATTTATTATCCGTACTGTAGAAGCCACTGCCCTTAAAGGTGACAGCAGGTGATGACCACTTGCGACGGAACTCATTGCAACACTGGGTGCAGATAATAGTTTCTTCAGGGTCACTCATCTTGCGTTCGATCTGGCGCACATCGCCACATCCTGGGCATTCATACTCATAAATCATCTAAACATTCTCCCTGCTAAGTAGATAGTTGCAAGAGTTAAAAGCGAACCAAATACATAACCGAAAAGAAATGTGTAACCTTCACTCATAGCTTGACCGCCTCGCTTATGCTTAAGTAACCTACTAACTTATTTACTTTCATACGATTAGAAAACTCTGAGGTGGCTGGCATACGGTGTGTTACCCACTCAGGTTCAGGTACATCCATTAGATCAAAGGAGTAGATACCCTGCGGTGTGCTGTTGATATAGTAAGGGATAAGGTCACGCTCAGCTGACTGAGTGATGAGCTTCTTGTACTTCATCTCTTCTATAAGTAGCGTATCATAATGGGTATAGCGACATTTCAATTCGATGTAGTGACCAGCCTTAGCACTGATACAGTCGAAGGCATCATAGATACCTGGCGCTTTCTCAAGGTCAGGGTATAAAGATTCCCTCAGCTTGTCGAACAAGTCTTGTTCCTTCACTGGTATGGCGACCTTCCCCCGAGGAGATTGTTCAGCTCACGCAATGCGTGGTCGCATCTACGATCTGCAGTGGTAGCGTGGCACTCAAGGACTGCACCTATCTGAGCTAGTGTCATCTGTTCGTGATAGCGCAGCGTAAGTACCTGCCTATCTTCTGCATCTAACTCAGTAAACTTAATCTTTATATCCATCAAGGTAGCAATGAGTGCGCCACCTTCTGCTGGACTAGATGAACCTTTAGGTTGGCCATCTAATATCATCTCTTGTGCTGGCTCAAGTACCGTACCATCTAGTACTGATGCAATAACAAAAGGTAATAGAGTAGCAAGGGTAGCTATCTGATAGAAGGCCTCATCACCTGGCTGATAGCCAGAGCGTACTGCCTTCTCCCTGCGAGCATAGCGTTCAGCGTGACGAGCCATCTGCCACGCTAACTTCTGTTCGTTATGCTTACGCTTCTCAGTATCAGGTTCATTGAGTTGTTCATTAACCCAAGCTGTCCTGCTCATAGCCCAGACTATGCACTCTTGTTTAATGTCGTCACGATCTACCCACTTGCCATACCTATTGAATATGCTACGCGCAACACTAGGTGCTAAGTCGTAGACAATAGGGTGAACTTCACTCATTTGGCCACCTTGATTTAATATAATCGTTTAAGATTATTGCGTTAAACATTATGTCTGTGTATGTAATAAAATACGCTTTGTCAGGATCCCTATAACTTGCATCAATTGAAGGCTTATCACCGGAAAGCACATAAACAAGTCTTTCTATCTCATCCATTAGTTGACCTCGCTATGTCGTTTAATATATGCAGCAATAGCATCGAGTGACACATTCCTATTCTCTATGTTGCCTAGCATATGGTTACAACCAACACATAGCAGTTCACGCACAGCACCGGTAGTGTGGTCGTGATCTACTGCAAGTATGCTGTCTGTTCCATCCTTACGCTTCTTGCTTTCAGGTAAACCACAAATGGCACAAAGATAATTTTGTGCCTTAGCCATTGCTTCATACTGGTCAACTGTAATTCCATACCGCTTCTTGTAATGCTTGTTACGATTAGCGTCAGGATTATTCTTTCTGTAATTCTCTATATGTTTTCTAGCCTTAGCCCTGTGATATTCAGGGTCAGCTGCATACCTAGCACGTGCTTGAGAACGCACCTTTTCTGCATTCTTAGCACGCCACTCACGAGCATAGGCATTGCGTTCTTCTTTAGTCATCAATCTTGTGGCCAAGTTCCGTCAAGTACCATCAGCGCAATAGCTGAATAGTTCAACAAGTCTATGAAGGAATCGCGTAAGCTTTCGTTCTCCGGTGTTGCACCTGAGTCAATGAGGTGGTTGAGTCTTGCTGTCTTGTCCCACATACGCACGCGCAGTCCGTTGAGTGGACCACCTGGTGACTTACTGATGTTTGTCGGACCGTAATCTTTGTGCTTACTAAGGAGTAAGTTACCCGCTGAGTCGAAGACTTCCCACATATCTGCTGCAAACTGATTCACCTTACCTGTATCGGGCGTACTGTTATTAACTGTTGCGCCCTGTCCTGCTGGATGATCTGGAACCCAACCTCGTGGAGTAGCGTTATGATATTCAGCCATTCGTCTTCTCTCATTCTCTCTCACCTACCAGCAACGTGCGTGTTGCATCTGCACCGTGTGCCAGGTAGTAATCGTTGATGTCTAACCCTGGTGGTAGTGTAACAATAGTTGAGTTCATTATCTCGGACGCCACGCGCTTAGCAAACTCAGCACCTGGGTTGGAACCATCCTCTTTAATGTCGTTATCTCCTACTATATACACCGTGTCGTAACCGTTGAACAGCTTACTAAAGTGTGGCTTCCAAGCCTGTACACCAGGTACACCAACAGCTGGGATACCTAGTACACCACTTGTAATGACTGTATCTAGCTCACCTTCACAGACCACAGCATAAGGACTGGCAAGTAGTATGTCGGTGACGTTATACAAGTGTGCCTTCTGCCCTACTGGGCTACCGTACTTAGGCTTACCGTCATCTAACCTACGGAACTTAAAGCCTACGCAGGAACCCGAAGCTGTAATGTATGGAATAGAAATCCATCCCTCGTACATCTCGTGACCGTTGATAGGGTCAGTGATAGTACCAAGCTGGAACCTAGCTGCTACCTCTTCAGAGATCCCACGTTCTAGTAGCGCGACGATTGCCTCTGGACTTATTTCCTGAGCGTACCGTTGCGCCGCTTCCAGCAGCAATTTCGATTGCGCGTTTGAGGCCATCCTTAAACTCCAAGTTCTCTAGTATGCAGACAAGGTTAGCCGCATTGCCCCCCTTGCCACAGGTGTGACAGTAGTACAAGTTGTCGTACGTGTTAATGACTGCTGACCTACGACTGTCAGCGTGAAGACAGCACCTTACTGATGCTGACTTTCCCTCTCGGACTTCGCCCCCGAAGTGGGTGACAATGGGTCCGATTGGGATGGAGTTAGCGTCAACGTCCCCCTTAAAGCCTTTGGATTTACGTGACCTGGACCACTCTGATGTTGACACGGGCATCCTTTACATTGTCGGTGCATCTTGTATTGGCAAGCGTTACAGATCATCTGCTTCTGCCTCAGGTAGTTCTTCTTCTACTGCTTCAACTACTTCTTCAACAGCTGGGTCCACTGGACCTGTTGATGTACTAATGATTCCTTCTGGTACTGGCATTATTCTTTCTCCTTTATCCATCTATTTAGTAATGATAAAATATATTTAAAGCTAATCTTTTCTGGTGTATGTTCTTTATGGCATCTGTATTGTTCTTCAAATAGCTTAGACAAGAGATCATACCCTTTAGACCCACCGATACCATACCAGCCTATCGGTCTGAAGCGTTGCAACATATCAACGATAGGTCCAACTTCTACCCCTGGTTCTCTCTCCCACTTGAAGTCTTTGATATACATCAAAGCCTCTGTGTAGGTATCCATCTTTTGTTTTGCAATAAACTTAGCATCTTCCATATTTTCTTCACTAAGTTGTTTGCTTGCGTAGGTTACTGCTTGGCCAAACTCATTTAATTTGTACTCAATAATATCCTTTTCTTCCACTTTATACCTCCTTTTCTTTTATCCATTGTTCGAGTGAGCAAATTACCCAAGCTTTACTTATGCTGGAGTTGCGACGCTTCACTATTACATAAGCCGGTGGTACTTCCCCAATACCCCGCGCCTTTGCATAGTTCTGCGCCTCAACTTCAGCCTCAGCCCAGAACTCTGGTAAGTTCAAGGACTTTCTATTCTTTAACTCTAGTATGTAGGTCTTTCCCGCGACCATAACTACTAGGTCCCCTTCATCCTTAGCGCCAGCTTTAGTCAGGCGTTCCGCCAGGACACCTGGTATGCTGCGTAAGAATTTCATTACATCGGTTTCAAAGAGAGCACCGATTCTGCCATTTTTACTTGCCATCTTTACCTGTATCGTAGACAGCGTTACCATCTTCATCAATCTTTATCTTAAAGATCTTCAGTTCAATCAGCGCCATAATAAGGTTAGCCATATCAGCTTTAAGCTGCTTGATTTCATTCTTTAAGTATTGAACTTCGGTGTTAGCCATTAGTCAATCTCATTTCCGTACTCGTCGTACTCTGGTACTACATATGGGCCAGTGTAACCATAGCGTGCATCCCGTGCAAGCATTGCGCCAAAGGCATTCTTATCTGATATCTGACAGGAACCATAGTTCACGTTAAGTGTTACATAGTCACTGCCATCAGCTGTGTGTGGACCAAACCGGTTCTTAACTGCAGCTATGTTCAGCTCACCGTTGATAGCATCGTAGCCAAGAGTGAGTATCAGTGCAGGTAATTGACTTACCTTGCCTTGGATAGCTCGTCTATGAGATGGCCTAGTAGGTGATCCATACTCTGTCTGCTCAGATACGTGGTGCAGTACCAAGACACAAGCCTCAGTCTTGCGTGCCATATCGTGAAGCTCCATCATAATTGCACGTAGACCAGCCCACTCGTTATCAGTCTCAGCTGCAACGTTCATTAGGTTATCTACCACAATGAGCTGTGGTGCCTCACCGTATAGTTCAACATAAGCTTTAATCTCTAACTCAATATCATCGAGTGATGGTGATGAATCAAAGACCCACTTGATGTGGCCCAGCTTATCAAAGTGTTTATCGTAGTAATGACTATCTGCTGATAGTGATTGCT